AATACACAAACCCAGTTGTACCATCTGGTATAGCAATACCACTACCTGAAGCTGTTTTAACTGTAATTGTTTGTCCAGTAGCGTTCTTAACTATGTAAACTTTACTTGCTGCAGGGCATATTACAGTGCCTGCACCACTTAAATCAGAGGTTGTGTCTGTTAAATTTAAAATAGCTGCTCGTGATTCAGAAGTTGAACCATCTGCTGTGGATAATGTAGCCGAGTTTGTACTCCAGGTGTCTATAGTCTTTAATCCAGCAACAGCCTCTTCTATCATGGAAGTTACTTGATTGTTTAGTGTATCACCCCAAGTACCTGTCAACTCTCCTTGTGTGGGTAACGCTAATTTTAAAGATGTAGTATACGCTGTAGCCATTTACAAAACCTCACGATTACTTAAATTATTACACCAACAAGTTATCATATGCAAGAAAATCATTTTAACCTCATCATAAAACACGTATTATAGCGTTGTTAGCATCAGCCGTAGGAAATGATATAACAAAATCCCCAGAACTAGATTGTTTATTCTCTCCAAAATCAATTACTGCTATTGCAGGATTACCTGTTGCACTTTTATATATCAAAGCTCCTCTAGCTGTTATAGAAGAGGAACTCCAAGTTACATCAGAAAAATCTAAAAAAGCTTTAGTGCCTGATGACGCAGGGTTTGCTGCTATGGTAAGAGCCTTACCACCTGCATCGTATCCTGTGCCTGATACCTCATTAGTTGTACTGTAAGCTGTAGTTGCAGCACTTAAGTCTGCAGAGGATGTATATAAAGCTATTTTAAAAGACTGAGATGTATCACTACTAAAATCCATCTCTCCATTTAGTAGAGCTACTTTAAACGATGTACACACAGCCTGTGTTATAGCCATCTATATCTCCTAACCCACATTAGTCTTAAATTGTCCAGAACGATAGTAATCTTGTCTTAGTTTACCATCTCCAGCTTGTTTGAGTAATGTTATAGCTTGTAAAAAATGTTTATCATATAAAGCCACCATATCAGGTTCGCCTTTTTGAAATCTAATTGCCTCAAGTAATGTGCCATTTAACAATGCTGTATCGAAGTTATCTCCAAGATACGTACCACCTGCAGTAACAATAGACGTAGGATACTTTGCGTATATGTGTTCTAATGTATAATTAGCATCTGGAATTGGAGAAAACATAAATCTTACATTTGAACCTGAAGTGCTATGATAAGCATAAAACTTTGGTAGCCCACGTTTAGCAGTTGTAGTTACAGGATATGCCTCTCTTAAAAAATTAGAGTCTTTATTTAACAAGAAAGTCTGAGTGTCATTATCTACTATTGCTAAACTATAAGTGTATAAATACCCATCAGGTGTAGTGTACAGCTCATTACCAGCAGTTAAACTACTGCTATCAACATTACGCATGGCTGGTAATTCTACAGAATTAAATATCTTCTGTTCTGCCTGTTGAGCAAACAAAGCGTGTTGATCTGCTGTAAACGTCTGTTCACATATTTCTTCTACATTTGCTTTTAAACTTGTATAATTCATAATTTAACCAGCCTTAAAAGAAAAACCTTTTGTAGCTGCCCCCGCACCTCTAGCTTTTATAATACCACCAGTAGTATACTTTTCTACCATACCACCTTTTTTCATAAAACCCATTTTATTGACTGTTTCTGGTGACTTCTTCTTTAACGCTTTTAACCCTTTAGCATTATCGGGTATCTTTTTTAAACCCCCAGGATTATTAATTTGTTTTCCCATATCAGATCTGTTCATATTATTCTCCTTATGAAGTAGTTACTGTTACTTGCCCCACAACCACAGACGTAGGGAAACTTAGACTATTAAACTCAGAACCTGAATATATTAACGCTCTACTAGACGGATAACCAGCAAAATCAGGTCTTGGATCACGTATAGCTTGAGGATCATGTACAGGAAACATACCTTGCCTATTCTGTGGATGGTCAGGACCCCAACATTCTATACATGCTTTTAAGTTAGTATTATTACCTCTTACTATTAAATCACGTAGTTCTTTTAATTTATATCTGAAACCACATATATCACATTCAGCTAATGCTTTATTGTTAGTTGCAAACCTGTTTGACATATTTAAATCCTATTCACACGAGGAACAAAATGTTCCGATGTTTTTTCTCTATCTTCTCCAGCAGCTAGATTATACTGTTCATCATATGCTGCTTTTAACATCTCTATTCTTGGTGCTAATTCAGGCTCTTTCATAGCTATGTGATAAGCTAAACCTGCCACCAAACAAGGTAAGAAACGAAAAGACATATCTGCAGTTTCTACACCATTACCTGCATCTTCTATTCTTCTCATTCTATAATACACAAATGTGTAACTGGTATCAGGTACAGGCCACAAGTTTATTCTAGGGGCTGCAGCTAAACGTTCGACCCATACCTGAATAGGTCTACCTCTTGTTAACTTGTTAGGGATAGACGCGTATGTACTAACACCTATACGGCTTATGGTAAGATCAGACTGTGTAGTGATATTACCTGCATTGGTACGTATCACATGATCAAGAAGATCTATGGTATCTGCAGGGAGCGTATACTGGGATGTACCAGCAGATATAGCTTGTGTACCTTCTTCTATAGTCCACATATTGATACCACGATTCTGCCATTCAATAGTCATTAGATTCATGGATCTGCGAGCAGTCCTTAAATCATAACCTGAACGCATTTCTCTACCTGCACGTTCCCAAGCTTCTTCAGCTATCTCCGTGAAGTCCATGTCAAATGCTGTTGTCCCCGATGTCGCCATACCCTAAACTTTCCTTTACCTTACGTAAACTTTCTATATGCTCTCGTTTTTTTAGCAATCTTTTTGGGCTGTTTAGCCACTTGTTTACCTTTTCTAGTTGCCTTGCGTTTAGCAGCCGTAGAACGGGCGTATTCAGCGGGCGAAAGAGCCTTAATCGCTTTTTCAGGTAAGTAACGCTCACCTGTTGCTTTTGGCCCTTGTGTACTAGGTTTACCACTTTTGGTTCGCCATTTCTGTTTACCCCATGCTTTTAAGCTCCTTTGTGACTTCTTTAACGCCATTAACTAGTATAACCTCCACCTGCTTTCTTATAGGCTTTAGCCATCATCTGGGCTTTACGAGCACTCCACTGACCAGGTCTACCACCCTTACCACCAGCTTTTATTCTATTAAATATACGCTTACGTAAAGATGGTTTAGTGTAGTTACCAGCTTCGTTGACTCTGCTTTTACTTTTCTTCTTTTTTACAGAACCACCTTTTTTATAATATACTCTCATTTAAGCACCTATACATACTTGGTTGGACGTGACCTAGAAACAATACCGCCACCTCTGTACTTTATCATGCCGCCACTTTTCATAAATTTTGGCATTGCTTTTTTTCTTTTTTTCTGCTCTTCACCTTGTAATAACAAAGTATCTAGTATAGATCTTTTTTTACCAAAGACTTTCTCTTTTGCCTTTTTATCACTCATGGCAATATCCATACCACCTGCACCAGAACGATCTATTTCTTTACCAAATCTACCTTTTATTCGTGATGGATTATCGGGCTTTTTTCCCTCTTCTTCACTTTTTCTAAGTTTAGATCTGAACTTTTCTTTTTCTCTAGTTTCAACTCTACCCATTATCCAGAGCCTTTCATTACTACCATTTTAACAGGTCTAGTGCCTTTTCTAGCCATACCACAACCACGGACCTTTCCTCCGCTTGTGTATCCTTTGACTTTGCCACCACCCATCATTTTTTTAGGTTTGACCATGCCACCACCCATCATTTTTTTAGGTTTGACCATGCCACCACCCATCATTTTGCCTTTACCATCAGCAGCAAAGAAAGGTACTTTTTTACCGTCTTTTTCGACCATTTTTAATTTTTCTTTCATTTCAATATCCTAACATTTCCATCGTCTACGTGCCTGACGTAAACGGCTATTTGGGTTCTTCGCAGCTTTAGGGAACTTTTTCATTTGCCCAGCACTACGTGCACAAAAGGATTTGCGTCTTTTTGCAGCCTTGCTACCAGGCTTAACTTTCCCAGTAACAGCGGTTTTTAATTTAGATCCAGGGTTGTCTCTACGATACTTAGCAACACCTTTTGCGGTCATACCAGCACCAGCTTTAGTGGGGCGTTTGTGCCCCCCTTTTATAGTGTGACCCTTCATTGTGCCTTTTTCTGCCATATCTACTCCTATGCGTAGAATACAGTTATATTATCTGCCGTATCTAAAGTATACTTTACACAAGCTCCACTATCAAATAAAACTCCTTCTGAAGGTATAGTTCTATCTATAGTATTATTAGCTGTTCCAATAGTTCTTGATTTAAATAATGTAGTACCACTCTCAGGTGTGCCATTTATAAACTCTACATCACCTGCTGTGCCACCTGACACCACGGACATACCTTTTAATCTTACTCTATTAGAACTTTCTACTGCTTGAGCACATAATGTTCCTGACCCAACTTTTATGTTCGCTGCATATTGTGCTGAACACTCAACTGCGGTAACAGTTAAAAATAATTTTGTACCTGCTACTGCTTCTGCTGATCCAGTTGATGTTATAACTTCAGTCAAAGCATTACCAAAAACATCTGTACCAGTAATAGTACAAGTCTTTCCGTTATCACCTGTGCCTGTAGTTGTAACTGTAACATTTCTAGCTGCACCACCAGCAAACGTAGTGTTTGCCATCGTTGCGGAAGTGTTTGGTCTTGCTGCAGTTACTAATCTATCATCGTCTGCAGCATTCTCATCACTGATGGTCAGAGCTCGTACATCTGATAAACCTGCCATAATCTAGCCTCCTTAATATACAGAGTATTCTAGTTCAACAGTAAATCTTCCCGCTGTAGCATCTGCATTTAAAGTTGTTGTACTTCTTGCGTATAAGAATGTATTTGCTATTGGGGCAGACACATTTGGCTCAAACACATGAAAATTACCAGCAGTGTTATTAAAATTAATATCAATTTCAGTAACACTTAATGCAGCGGATAATGTTGGTGAAAAAGCTGCAACACCTGCTCCAACTATTTCTGTACCAGAAACTGCTGCGTTTGTTGCTGTTCCACTTGTTGCGCTTAAAGCTAAGTTACCAACTAATGTCTGACCAGCAGCAGTTGTAATTCCAATAACTGCTTTATGAATAAAAAACTTTGATGCTGTGACTAAAGCATCTGGATGATCTGTGTTTAAAGTTCCAAGCTCAACTAAACAATCGTTGTTAGCATACGCTGTACTAGTATCTGTTCCAGCAAGTGTCCCAACAAATGTTTGAATTTTTCTTGCGCCTAATGAAATTAATTGTCCAGTTGAGTTAACTGAAAAACCAGTTTGTGTTATCACACCAGTAGAACTATTTTCATTAATTACATTAAATCCGCCTTTTGATCGGACGGGACCCGAAAAGGTTGTATTAGCCATATCAATCTCCTTGTCTTGGCAAATGTCGAAGTTAATTCTTCGTCAAGGTTTAATTTATTATACATAAAAATAAAGGGGTGACAAGCACCCCCTTAAATAAAAGTTTTATGCTCCTGGGGAACCGAAGATTCCTAAAGGATCGGAGACACCGAATGAGTATCTCTCTCTAGCCTTATAACGACTATTACCTGTATCAAAGTCAGCATCCATAGATGTTGCCATTGGGCTACGTGTAAAGTGCTTTAAGCCATTAGGAACGTCAGTTAATAGGAAGAAAGCATCTGTATCAGTCAAATAATGATTGATAGCATAGCCCTCTGGGATAGACCCATTATTCTTTAATGCGTTTAGGTCGTTATCCGCTGATCCTACTCTGCCCTCTGTCTCTAACAATCTTGTTGCCACAAACTGTAGATTCGGTGGAATAATCAGTTTTCGAGGTTTCGCTGCAATGAGGAGTCCTCTTTCATCTGTCCACCCTGCGATCTGAATAACAGCAGCTTCTAAAGAAGTTTCGTTAAGATCAGCAGCCGTAGCTGGTTCGTTAGAGTTAGTTCCACCACTTACTAATGGGTGTGCAGTAGAACAAAGCTCTACCCCGTCTCCATAAGTAGTACCTGAGTCAAAAGCATTATTTAATATAGTTGCTGCTTTTACCTGCTTGGTGTACGCCATTGCACGAGCTAGTGCTTTTGTATAACGTGCTGACAAAGAGTCATACAAGTTATCTTCAATAGCCTCTTCTGTTATTGAAAAGCCCATTGCCACTGTTTCGTGTGTATAACGTGCGGTGAATGCTTCTTGTGCAGTGTCATACTCGATGGCTGAACCTTCGTCTTTGACTGGTGCGGCAGAGAAGCCTGATAGTTTAGTTTCTTCTTCAAAAGAACGGTCAGAAGTCTCTGATTCAAAGATCTCTGCGTGTTCTTCCCCGTATTTTGCATACTCTAAACCGAATAATGCGTTAAGACCAGGAAGTAGCTCTTTAAGAAGTTGCGCTCTTGAAATTGCCATTGTTTATTCCTCCTACAGTCCAACAGGGTTACGATAAGCGTGTCCACCTATGAACACATTACTGCCATTGTCAGTATGTGTGCTGTAGATAACGAGCACTTCTTGGAATGTATCTGATCCCGTTGCTGTGCTGTCAACCACATCAATAATCTGAAATGGTAGTGTTGAAGTAGTAGCAACAGAGTTGTTAATAGCTAACTTAGATCTTCCATTAGTAGTATTTAATGTATTACTAATAATTGAAGCTTTGTTACCAATAACAGTTCGTCCCAATGTTGCCATTGTTGTACCTGAAGAACAGATAGCTGCTTTTAATATAATATCAGGGTCGTCAACAACAAATGCACTAATATCATCAGCAGCAATACTGCCAGGATATTGGTTTCTGAATGTTAACTGTTTAGTACCTGGATCTGTGTAACTGCAACCCATAAAAACACCTAGTGTTCCAGTAGCTGGGAAAGCAGTTGTACTTCCGTCTCTTTCAATAGTTCCGTCGTTTACACGTTTGACTAAATCGCCTTTTCCAATAGCTGTACCGTAGTTGTTAGCTATCTTCATCTGTCGAGTAGCACCTGTGTAAGGACGACCACCAATTAAACCAACGGGTACTAGCCCATAAGGGGCATCAATAGTTGGATAAGCCATAGCTTTGGTCTCCTGTTAAAAATTAATTACCTTTTCCAAAAGTGACCTTCGTTTTCCTATCATTAAAGAGAGGCATACGAGGATCGTTCTCTCGCATGAGGTTGTTATCTACTGATCTCATCTGATTATCAGTTTGCGATTTGAAATACGCATTCCTTTCATTTTTGAGCTCAATAGGGGCCTTACACAGCATTAATCCTCCTATCACGATATTATCTTTAAACTTTTCATTTTCAATAGTAACTAAAGTGATTTCTGGATGATCGGATGCTTTTACAGGTTCCCAACCTTCACGTAACTTTGAGGAAACATTAGTAGCATCTACTTGACCTTGAGTGCTTGTTCGTATCCAACGGTACGTATACCCATCCTCTTCTTTTGGCGAAGGCAATGTTTCTGGCCTTGTCCAAGCCTGCTTCCGAGTAGTAGTTTCACGTACGGTTTGTTCACGATTAATTCTATTCTCAGCCATTATTTTTTCCTCATTTCTTCTGCAACCTTCTTGGCGTATAAATCAAGTGGGACTCCAAGTCGTTTAGCGAGAGTTACTTGTGTTTGCGTTAATCTTACCTTTTTAGGTGCTGTGCTCCGCGTCGCGGGTGCAACCACATTATTTAACTTCGGCTTTTCAGTCTCAGTCTCTACTTCTGTTTCACTGTCCTCAAAATTCTCTGGGAACAGTTTGCGCATACGAGAGTCAATAGCCTCGTAGTATTCATCGGCATTTGTTTGAGGGTATGCCTGCCCATGTTGTTTAACGAGTTTGCTATGCAACCCAAGAACATAACTTGTCATCTCGTCGTCAGTTCCGAACCACGTATTGGCTTTCGCCCATTCTGCGGCTCGAGCATCGACCACTGGCGCAGGGGTTGTAGTGGTCTCTTCCTTTGTTTCTACAGGAGTTTCATTCTCTTGTAAAGAAGGAAGTTTGAAATTATTTAGTCTATCTGATTTAATCTTAGCAGCTGTTATGTTTTCTTGTGCTTCTGCAACAGCATCTGATTCACCAGACTCATAAGCGACTTTAAAAGCTGCTTTAGCACTTTCTAACTCTTTATCTGCTGCTTTCTTAGCTTGTTCAAGCATAGCTGTTTGATTTTTAACAGTCGTATCTTTTAGTTTTTTGTTTTCTTCAACAAGCTGTTTTGTTAACTTTTCGAGTTCTTGCGCTTCACGTATTGCCTTTTCTTTTTCACGTCTTTCGTCGTGGTAGCCTTTACTGAAGTGCTTGATCCTATTTTTGACTTTGTCGGAGTACTCTTCAAGTTCAGCTTCAGTGACATCAGCTGGCGGCTCAGATGGCTTGCGACCTCTGTCAGCTTTTGGCGTATCGTCCACAACTTCAATGTCAATTTCACTTGCGTTAGTATTTTTTGTATTTTCAACACTGTTTTCAGTTTTTGCATATTCATCTTTTGTTGCCTTTCCAGATATGTCTATCTCTACTGCGCTAGATGATTCTACATCTATTTTCTTATCTTCCTGTTCATCAGGAAATTTATATTCTACTTTTTCAAATGCCATTGTTTACCCCCTATGTAGCTCTTTGAATGCCAGCTGGGTCATCTATAACAGCTTCTATAGAATCATCGTTCATTAAACGATACTCTAACCCATTGACTGTAAATCTTGTACCTGTATTAGCACGGAACATTACATAGTCCCCTTGCTTACACCAAGCTCCTGTTGGAAATCTCTCTTTATCCGCATATGCTTGGTCACCCATGTCCATAACTAACCCCATTATAGACATTATATGGTCGAGTCTTTTAGCTGTATCCGTTTTTAATATATTACTACCTTCATATGTATCTTTTTGTTGAGGTAGTGCTACTAAAACACGATATCCTACAGGTTTAGGGAGTTGTGCATCTATTTCTTTATCAGTTAGCACTGGCTGATCTATTGCTGGTTCAGTCATCATCTTCTTCCATTTGGTTGCGCGAGAGGTCTTCTATTAACTGTTTACTAACCTCGAGACCCCGTATCAAGCCAGTAACTTCCTTATATTGGGCATAGTCCTTTGGACCACCCGATGTAAGAAACTGTGTTGAAGATAACTTCTGTTCTTCTATTTGTTGTATAAGCACGTCAAAGACGGTTTTAGCCATAATTGTCCTTTACTTCATGTTTTTAAGTATTTCGATATTATTTTTATCTTCTTTATTTTTTCTATCTATATCTAATTTAATACCTTCTTTTTTAGCATCTATTAAAAGCTCACCTTTATCTAACTTTAATTGTTCTTTATCTTTAGCTGCTTTTAGTTGTAGTTCTGCCTGTCTAAGTTTTATATCAGCACTGTCTTTCTTAGCTTTACGTTGAGCTTCTTGTGCTTTTAATTGAAGCTCTGCTTGTTGCATTTGTACAACAGGATCTTGTGCTTTCTGTTGTGCTGCTTGTTGTGCAGCCTGTTGCTGATGAGCTTGAGTTAGTTGTTTACCTGCTTCAGCTATAACTCTGGATAGTTGTACTTCTACATCTTCGTTCATTTCTTCATTAGGTGGTGGTAATGGTACACCCAAACGCTCTTCCATTTGTTTACGATAGTTAAATCCTAAATGCTCTGCTATATGTGCCTGCAATGAAGCCATTATCTGATTTGCTTGTGGATTCTGTCCTATCATCTGCATGACTGCAGGATCTTGCATAAACGCTGTGTGTGCCTGTATGTGAGCATCGTGATCTTGGTAGATAAACGCTTTCATAGGTTTGCCAATAAGAGCGTTCATGTTCTCGCTTACTGGATCTGCAGGTTTCATATCTTCTTTTGTAGGTACAAGTTTATCTGCATTTTTAACCCCTAATACTTCTATCATCTGCCTATGTAGTATTGGTAAATCATATATCTGTGGTGCAGACGAGGCCATTTGTAACACAGCCTGATACTGTACAACTCTCTGTGCCATAGTAGAACTATTAGGATCGCTGACAGGTATAACTTCTACCAATCCATAATCAGCTTGTCTAGCACCAACCTCACCTCGTTGTGGTTGATACGAATACTCGGCTGGCGCGTATTCTGCTAGGAGAGTCTTGAGAAGCTTAAACTCTTGTTTCATAGCATAGTGAACGCGAGCTTGTACTGCAGCCATTGGCTTCAGAGTCCGCTCAAGGAGTGCCAGCGTCGTGCCAACTGGAGCATTAGCTGACATATCTGATATGTTCATATCGCTAATCGCCCCAAGCCTTCGGCCTTCTGTAGTAATCTGATTAAGTAGAGCTAGTAATGTTTGACTTGGCTCTTTATATGGTAACGGCATGATATTGTCGCGTATGCTGCCTGATGGCACGTCAACATCTTTAAACTCTCCAGGTTCTATAGGTGTGTCGTCACCTTTAATACGCAACCCGCGAGATTTAAGACCTCCAGGGAGATTGGATAATGTACCTGCATCCACGAGTTGACGTATTAAAGATGTGCCTGCACGGGCGTATCCACCTATGATGTGGATAAGACCTAACCCATAAAAACCAAACCCTGGGACATACACATAATGCACAAAGTGTTGTCTTTTTAGTTTGAGTTTATCGGTAGGGTTCCAGTTTCTACGAATAGCTAATACTTCGTTAGAACCTCGTTCTATTGTTACAACATATGGTTTAGCTATTTCTTCTTCAGAATCATCTATACCTTCTATAACAAGATCTGCATGCACTTCATATATACTATATCTATCATCGTTAGTAAGAGAGTACCCACCCTCTTC